CGTACTCACCGATTTTGCCGAGCTTCTTATTCGGCAGGCTCAGCCAAGTAACGCCGCCATCATCGGAGTAGTCCAGCATAATCTCAGGGTCCGAGCCCTGGCCCGTGGTAAGCCCTACACCCACTTCTGCAACAACCTCGAATCGGTAATGGAACGCCCGTTGCTGTTCTGCATACACGGGCTGATATGTCCACTCCATTCTCTGGGTAGAGCCCCAGTCTTCATACGTGGTGGCGCTTAACTCGCCTATCTTGTTGCTAGTCGAATCACCAACTAACTCGAGCCCGAAGGCCGAGGCGTGTGACTCAGGATGCCAAAAAGTGTCGTTATACGTCTGTCGCTCGTGCCATGAGCCGGTTGTAGCATCAAAAACAAACGTCCCCTCTGAGAAAGACAGGACATAAAACAAATGGCCATCTTGTTTGTAAGTAAACGCCTTGCCCGATGAAATCGTGGCATCACCGATCGATTGCTCTATGCCGTGGTTACTGACTCGAATCGGTGTTAATCCGTCCAGCTTTCTCACGGTGTAGTCGTCAGCAAGCCAGAATACTGAGTTATCGAGTTTTGCTATGGTGCGTCCGTTAAGACACCCTTGCTCGATATAGCCGTTAATCGACCTTTCAAACGGGAATCCAGAGATTCCTGTGTTCTCCCACAACTCAACGGACTTCTTGCCGAACAACAAAGCCTGCCGATGGTCTACTTTCATCCCCACGAGATCATCGGGGGAGGCGTCGGCGTTATTGAACTGTAAGGCGTCGTATGATGTCGCTGAGCCTACGTCTGAGGCAAAGAACGTCCCAGAGTCAGGCTGTCGAAACAACAAGTAGTTATCAATGAACTCCACATCGCCCGCGCCTAGAGCGAGAAAGTCTGTGTCGGTGATCTGCCCGAACGTTGTCTGGTCCCAGTAATAGGCCAAAGGGTCATTTACTACGACGACCGAAGTAGAATTCGAGTCGATGTCGATGTTCCCTGGAGACCCTATGTTTCCCAGTAGGGTTGCCGTCTTGTTGGAATCGACCTTGTAGAGTTCAGACCCAGAAACAACAAACAGCAGACCTAGAGCCGAGTGCATCGCCTTGATGCTCCCCGTACCTACCGTCGTCCATGCCTTTGCGCCAGGAGTCCTCGAGAGGTACACCGGGCTCTTAGCGTCTGGTGGTAGCTGCTCCGCATAGCAGTTTAATAGCCTTGAAGGGCTCGTAGGGCGGCTTCGCAGTTCGTAAGACTGCAAGGGTAGAGAGAAGCGAGGCATTACGTTTCAGTCAGAATGCGGCCGCCAGTCCGATACTTACCCTCTCCTGCTGGCTGATAGCGCATATCAGAGACTTGCCCCTTATCGACAATGGACTTACGCATAATCATGCGGTAGCTATCGGTCGCCGCTACTGCCAACTCAGGCGATACAGTAGCGCCGTATAAGGGGGCAATCCTTACCGCAAGTTTGGCAATAACTCCGTCCTCGGCCCATTCAGGGATCGGGATGGTGTCGGCTGTAGAGGACTGCTTGAAGTACCCCAGATCAATCCCGTTCTCGGTCCATGCCTCAAGCATGCGATTGAGCGCACGCAAAGAGTGGGCGCCTTGTTCGGCGGATGCAGAGTCGATCTCCGAAATTACATTGAGTTCGCGTAGCGCGTCCTCGATTATCCCGAGATTGGTCGCCATTAGTCAGCGTTGACCTTGCGCCAGATAACCGTGATTCGCCCTGTAGCCGCATCATTCGGATCGACAACCAAAGACGTATCGCATCGAATGCCGGCATAGTTTGTGGTCGTTCCGACAGCAGCGGACGCGGCGAGCGCGGCGACTGTATTCGTCGCGCCATCCAACACAGGCAAAGCATGAGCAGATAGCACGGTCGTAACGACAAGCCCGTAAAGAATGCACGGACCTGTATAAACAGTTGTAGAGTTATCGGCCACATCCACTACTGTGTACTGACACTCGTTATGGGTAATTTGCCCATGGCGAGTGATGGCCTCGATAGGAGTAAGTGCAGCCATATTGATTCCTCAATTACATGTTAAAATAACGAAGCCCGTCTAGGCATCTTCGATACACCAGAAGAGGCAGGCGCTACGTATATGGAAGCCAAAAAGAAGCACCACATACGCAACGCCTAACCCCGGTAATGGTAGTTAAATTAACTACTTAACTATCAAAATGGCGTTGCTAAGGTGCCCACGCCCATCATCGTACCGCCGATAGTCCAGGTAGTCGTACTGTAGGCCGTCACTGAAAAGTGAGTACCCACAAGTCGCCCTGTAAGATCAGAGTCGCCAGTGAACGCAACCGTCGCCGTAGGATCAGCAACAAACGTATCGCCGCCCTCCGCTACCGCTGTGGACGAGCTATCGAGACCGCCGCCGATAAACGTGGTGGCCGCGTCCGTGGTCACGGAATAAGTGCCCGTACCCGTAACGGTTGCCACGAAATCGAAGGTAGTACCAACGTCCCGCGCCGAGATAGCAGGCAAGGTGTAAGCCTGACCCGCTGCGGTGTTGAACAGACACAAAGCGCCGGACTGAGCTACAGTAAGCGTAGTAGCCGTACCCGCACCATCCACCACTTCTCGAGCAGCGCCATGAAGCACGCTGCCATCTGGAGAGCCATAGTCAATGCGCTCTCGTGTTACTGGAATAGCCATGATTTAACCCTCCCTTAGTTGCTGATCCTGCAAGCCCATTCGGGTCGCAGCGTCTTCCAGCCATAAAGAATGTCGAGTCTCAGGAGCAACTCATCGTTCCTGATATCCGACCCCTGCCAGACCCTCAGACTCAAGCCGTCTTTTTGTCTTCGCACGGCCTTGTCTGAATCCGCGTAGAGCGGCAGATCGGCCGTGACAAACGTAAAGGCGTCCTTGTGGTACATGAGGTTCTGTTGGAGGCTCGCCGAAGCGGCGCCATGCTGCACCGTTGCGTCGTCCTCGATTGAAGCAAAGGTCGTTCCCGTAATTGAAACGTTCTGCTTCGGACCAGCCGCATACAGCGCGGGAGCGAAAGTGATATCCGCCTGGTTGCTGGAAATGCTGCCAACGGAAGTAATCACCAACTGCTTCCGATGAGAGTACGCAGCCTTCGTCTCGGGGTGACAATCGTACACCGTATCAATGGTGAAGACCGTTCCCACTGTGGGAACAACCGTGCCCATCGCGTCAAAGTTCAACACGTTAACGCTGTTGTTCTCGTCGGCGTCTCCGGTCGCTAACCGAGTCGTATCGTCAACCGCCCAAGCCACATCGGAATCAGTGCCATTGGTATGCACGTAGGTCTTCTCATTCTCGTAGAAGTCCGCCATTGCATTACGGGAGATGAACCCCTCCCGGAATGACTCACTGATCTGACCTCCGTCATGGAACAGACCCTGCACGCCGTTGACAATAGTACCCATCGTGACGGAATCGAACTGAACGTTACGATTACCGTCTTTCGGGGCGAGCTGTTGGTTGAGCTTCGCTCGAGCGTCCGTGATTGCAGAAATGTCAGCAGAAGCCCCAACCACCGTTCCGGCAGTACCAGTCAACTGATAGACATCCTTGGTTACGGCTGAGAGCACATCTCCCTCTATGCCTGACACAAGGACAGAAACAGCGGGTTCGATGTAACGCCTGGAGTATTCGTCAATACTCAGCTTCCACTCCGCAGAGTTCCACTTCATATCAACGCCGTCCTGCGTTGCGACAGTCACAGATTGAGTCGTCTCATTCTGATCCTGCACAGCCATAACACGAGAACCCTGACGCCGCGTGTATTGGTTCGGATTACGGACACGTAACGTATCCCCAATCTTCGCCCCTTCCTTGGCGTATGAGTTATCGTAGCTTCTATCGATGGTTCCCAGGAACGAGAGCTTTTCATGCGCAATGCGCAAACTCTCCCTGGCCACCATATCGATAGTGGTTAATGTATTAGCCATGATTTACCTCGAAGGAAAAAAGCAGCTATCGAGCTGCAATTTGTTTCCTCCGCAACTTGTCGAACTCGGCGTCGGACAACTTTGGATCGTCTATTCGTCCCTTTACACCGGGGTCGCTGCCCTCTAATTTCTTGGGCGGCGGAGGGGCCTTGCTGACAATCTTTGGCTTCGATTTCTGGCTGGATAAGCGATTGGAGATACGACCCAACTCAGCCGAAGCCATCCTTTCGGACAGCCCGCTGATTCGGGTTGCTACGTCTGGATTCTTGCCCAGGTAGTAAGCCAGTTCCGGCCCGTCCTCAAAATCCATCACTATTGATGCGACTTGATCTGAGATCGGGGCGTAGTTGGCTACGCTCTCGTAATCGTCTACCGTCTGTGAAAACTTGGTGGCGCGAGCCTCGAACGTCTGCCTATTGACTAAAGCCTGTTGCTCTTGGTGCCACTTGGACGCTACGCCTTCGGCGGCCTTCTCGGCGCGCTTCTCGGCAATCCCGAACAAGTGATCTCGGTACTG